TTGTATAAATTCTATTGATAGGATACTTAAGGAGATCCACAATAGAGGATTTGCTATTAAGAACACTATCGAAATTGTAAAGTATTATGGGATTCGATGACCACCATCATAAAGAAGAACGAGATCTTCCTGAAGGTGGAGGCAGAACCTCATCTTCATAAGGAATTAAGTGAGCATTTTCAGTTTGAAGTACCTGGTGCACAGTTTATGCCAGCAGTCAAACGGAGATACTGGGATGGGAAGATAAGATTATATTCACCTGGTACTGGAGAGATATATTGTGGTCTATATGATTACCTTACTGATTACCTAGAGACTAAGGGTTATCATTATGAGGTCTTAGAAGATAAATACTATGGTAGGCCAAATGATACTGAAGAGTATGTCACACCTGAAGGCACAGCGGCTTTTATTCGTTCTCTTAGGATCCCCTTTAAGATCAGAGATTACCAACTTAAAGGAATTTACACTGCGATTAAATTTCGTCGCAAGCTTTTATTATCCCCCACGGGCTCGGGAAAATCGTTAATAATATATGCATTGGTGCGTTGGCACTTGCTAAAGAAGAGGGATATATTAATTATTGTCCCTACTGTCTCTCTTGTAGAGCAGTTATATAAAGACTTTCAAGATTATGGTTGGAGTGCTAGGGATGTCCACAAGATTAGTGCAGGAGAAGAAAAGTATGTCGATAATAAAGTCGTTATATCAACTTGGCAGTCTATCTATAAGGAATCCAATAAGTTTTTTGAACGTTTTGATGTCGTTATCGGGGATGAAGCACACCTTTATAAAGCTAAATCACTCGTGGGCATCCTTACGAAGTGCTATGATGCGAAGTATAAGGTAGGACTGACTGGTACTCTGGATGGTATGGAAGCACACCAACTGGTACTAGAAGGATTGTTTGGTAGATGTGATAAGGTTACTAATACAGTAGAGTTAATGAAACAGGGTCACCTTACTCCTCTTAAGGTGCGGATAATACTACTCAAACATGGTTGGGTGCCCTTTGATTTCTATCAACAGGAGATGGATTACCTCTGTATGCACACCAAGCGTAGTAATTTCATCACTAATCTAGCACTAGACCTAGAGGGTAATACTCTTATACTCTACAATTACATAGAGAAGCACGGAGAACCTATATGGGAAATACTAAATAGTAAAGTAGAGAAAAATCGTAAGGTTTTCTTTATACATGGAGGAGTTGATGCTGTTGAAAGAGAAGAGGCTCGTAAGATTTGCGAAACTCAAAAGGATGCTATAATATTAGCATCATATGGAACCTTCTCAACAGGTATTAACATTCGTAATCTCCACAATGTTATCTTTGCATCCCCTAGTAAGTCTAGGGTAAGAAATCTACAGTCCATTGGACGGGTTCTGAGAAAAGGAGACAATAAAGCACAGGCAGTGTTGTATGATATTGCTGATGACTGCTCTAAAGACTCTCAATATAATTATACTCTTCGACATCTTGTAGAAAGGATGAAAATATATGATGAAGAGTGTTTTGATTATGATATAACCAAGGTCAATTTTAAGAAATGACTATCCAATACATCAGACATGAGCAAGAATTCTATGGAGTCATCAAGTTAAAAACTGGTGACACTCTATTAGGTACAATGATTGCTACAATAGAGGATGACAATCCAGATAAGACTGTATTTTATATACAGGAACCTGCTACTCCTAACATGCACCAAGTAGAGAAGGATGGACAGGTGGGTATGGCTGTTGGTCTACTCAAATGGATGATGTTTGCTGATGAAGATTTTTATATGGTCAGTGAAGATGACATTATTACTGTGGCACCTATGTCTATGGATAGTATATTGATGTATAAAATGTGGGTGCGTAAAGAGTGTAAGACATCTAAGACAGATGTTGAAGTTAAAATGAATCCTAATATGGGATTGGTTGGTAAGGTATCTGACTTTAGAAGTAAGTTGGAGGACTTCTGGAAACGCACTAACTCTTGACAGTATTTGAATTAACCTATAGAATGTAATCAGGTGAGATAATTATATGGCATCTAAAATGGCTCGTAAGCAGAAGCAACACTACGTTGATAACAAAAAGTTTTTACAAGAGATAACGAATTATCGACTTGCGGTTGAGGCTGCGAAGAGAAATGATGAAGAGAAACCTCGCATCACTCATTATCTTGCGGAATGTTTTTTAAAAATAGCAACACACTTATCATATAGACCAAACTTTATCAACTACATGTATAAAGAGGACATGATCTCTGATGGAGTGGAGAATTGTGTCCAGTATATCGATAATTTTAATCCAGAGAAAAGCAAGAATCCATTTGCATACTTCACACAGATAATATATTACGCTTTCTTAAGAAGGATAGCAAAAGAGAAGCGTCAGATGGACATACGTGATAAGTTAATAGAGAAGAGTGGGTATGAGCAAGTATTCCATTCAGATAATAATGATGACCACTCTGAAATGAATAGCATTAAGGGTAGAATTGAGACAAGTATGAGGAATTAATGGATCTATTTGCGATACCAATACATCATGGTAAATTAGATCTTCCTTTAGACAATCTTCGCAACAGACTAGACAATCTATTTCAACAGTGTGATAGGGGTGTTTGGGCTGGTGAGACAGGTCTTTCTACTGGTCAGTTAGGTTTAGATTTACATCAATATCCAGAGGTTTCGTCTCTGGTTGATGCTCTTATGCCTAGAGTGCATGAATATTGGGAAGTATTACACTATGTCCCTGCTACCTTAGAGGTAGAATCATGTTGGGCTAACCAACATAGTGTAGGTGACAGGACACAAGAGCATGGACACTGTGATGGACACAGGCAGACGCACGTAGCGTCTGTTTTTTATGTCGAGAAGGTGGAGGGTGCTGATCTTGAGTTTATTAATCCATTGGATTATATTCATAAGATGACACCACTTGCAGGAGAGCAGGGTGATATGCTAATGTCTGAGAGTATAGCCTCGAAAACAGGTGATTTCTTTCTATTTCCTGGTTGGATGCGTCATCGCACTAGTCCTACTAAGAATAAAAGAATTGCGATCAGTATAAACTTTAAAGGTGTTTGGTAATGGATAAAGTATTATTGATAACTGATCAGCATTTTGGTGTACGTAACGATAATGTGCACTATGTTGATAGATATAGAAAGTTTTATACTGAGAAGGTACTACCAATCATTGATAAGGAAGGTATTACAGAGGTATTAAATCTTGGAGACACCTTCGATAGGAGAAAGGGAGTTAACTTTAACTCTTTAGAAGCCGCAAAAGACATGTGGTTTAGACCTCTAGAGGACAGAGGTGTTAAAATGACAATGTTGCTAGGAAATCATGACATCTATTTCAAGAATACTCTTCGTGTTAACAGCCCTGAGATTCTTCTTGGGGAGTTTAATAATATTGAGATCATTTATTGTCCAGGTGAGAGGCTTATAGGTGGGGTAAAGATGATGCTTATCCCTTGGATATGTGAAGAGAATAGGGAAGCATGTTTTGAAGCAATAAACGATACAGATGCTGATTATTGCATGGGTCACTTTGAATTGAATGGTTTTGATCCAATTCCAGGTGTCACTATGAAACATGGTGATGATCCTACAGCACTGTCTAAGTTTAAAATGGTATGCTCAGGACATTTCCATTGCAGAAGTCACAAATCTAACATCCATTACCTAGGTAACCCATGTCAATTGTATTGGAATGATTACGGTCATGATCGTGGGTTTCATATACTAAATACTTCTACAAGAAAATTAAAATTCTATAAGAATCCTTATCATACCTTTAATAAAATATTCTATAAAGACGATATCAATCTCACACCGATGTTTCTTAAGAAATTAGAAGGTACCTATGTTAAACTCATCGTTGAAGAGAAGAATGATCAAATCAAATTTGATCAGGTGGTCAGAAGATTACAGGCAGTTGACCTAGCAGATCTAAAGATCATTGAAGATGTAACATATGATCTAGACAATGTAGAAACTGACGTTGAGGTTGAAGACACACTTACTATACTAGAGCATTGTGTCTCAGAGTTTGATAATAAAGATGATATATTTCCAATACTTAAATCACTATACATGGAGGCTGTAGAAGTTTGATGTTTGTGTTACTTGACAAGAAGACAGGTGGAGTATATGCTGTAAGGGATGATAATCATACTGAGCGAGTGGTCCAGATCTTTGTTGACAAAGATGATGCGACACGTTATTATGATATGCTGCTAGCTGATGATTACCCTAGGAAGTTAACTGTACAAGAGATTGAAGAAGATCAAGTCAAAGAGAATTGTACGATGCATGGATATGCATTTTCTTTCATAGGATCAGATGAATTCGTAATCCCTCCCCCACAAGACGACACTAAATGATTATATTTGATAAGATTCGTTGGAAGAATTTCCTATCTACTGGAAACTCTTTCACTGAGGTGAATATAACTGATGCTCAATCACACCTAGTCATAGGTGCCAACGGTGCAGGGAAGTCCACGATGCTGGATGCTCTGTGCTTTGTATTGTTCAACAAACCATTCAGAAAGATCACTAAGTTACAGTTGGTCAACAGTATAAATGAGCGAGACACCACAGTAGAGATAGAATTTACTATAGGTAGTATAAATTATAAAGTAATTAGAGGAGCGAAGCCAAATGTATTTGAAATTTATAGAAACGGTAAACTACTTGACCAAGACGCTGCTTCCAAAGATACACAGAAGTACCTTGAGCAATCCATCCTCAAGTTTAATTACAAATCCTTTACACAGGTCGTCATCCTTGGTTCATCCACATTTGTCCCATTCATGCAACTCAACGCTCCTGTCAGGAGAGAAGTTATCGAAGATCTATTGGACATCCAGATCTTCTCACGAATGAATAATCTATTGAAAGATAGATTAAAAGATGCAAGGGATATCATAAAGAACTGTGAGCATGAGTTGAAACTTGCTTCTCAACAGGTTGAAATGCAAGAAAGATCCATTACTACCTTAGAGAAACTCAGCAGTGAGCATAAGAGTAAGATGGAAGCACGTATGGAAGAGATTCATACAGAGGTTGAGACTAGTCAAGATGAGATCACTGAGTTGACTAAGAAGATTGATCGAATGCAAGACATACAAGCAAAGTATGATGAGATGAAGGAGATGAGGGTCAAGATAACTCACAACCTAGAGAAGGCCGACAAGGATCTGAAGTTTTATTGGGAGAATGATAACTGTCCTACATGCAATCAAGTGTTAATGGACAAGACTGAGTTGATTGATGGAGCACAAGGGAGACAGAAGAGATTTTTAGAAGGACTTAATATAATCACAGACTCACTTAACAGAGGGAATACACAGATTAAGGAGTTACAAGGCCATGCACAGGCTATAAACAAGGCAAATGCAAGGATCAGTGCCCTTCAGAATGAGTTAAAGAAATTGATGAAGGAAGTCAATCAAGAGGCACCTGA